GATATGTATTTCAATCGACTCAATGATGCAATCGAAAGCAGCGCGCCGCCTCTGGAAACGATCCACATCTGGGCTCCGCCCGTGCGGCATCTCTACCCAAAAATCGAGGGCGTTCACGACATAAGCCGAATAGCAGTGCACGTCCAGCAGCTTAGTCAGGCTGAAGTAAACGTCGTGCACAGGCCGCTTGAGCGAAGTGACGTAGGCGACCCGGCATTTTTCGTCGTAGAGCAAGGCGGTGGCTGCGAAGAAAGCGACGAGGCTATTGCCGCAGAAAAGGCTGGCACAAAAACCTTATGCACGTCATGGTCCAGGTCGTGCCACGTCGCGCACTCCCGCGAGGATGCCTGCTATACGGAACTAGACGTGCATTTTGCCGGGGATTTTCAATTCAACGCCTCGGACAACGCAATCAACAGCCCAGACTTTACGGCGGCACTTCAAGGCACGTTTGCTCTTGGCGCGACCAACGACAGCGGTCAGGCGCTTCATCAGAACACGTTTTGGCTTTCGGACGACGAGCAGGTCACGGTCGGAAACGTTATTCGTAAGCGCATTGAGTTGTGCGGATACATTGGCTCCTACTGGCCCGCACCTGCCTGTATTGGAGACGACCTTGACCGGCCTGTTGAGGTTGCGGTTTTTGGTAGGGCAATCGTGCGAGCAACGTCTGGATTTGTTCTGCCGTTTCTCTACCAGGTTAACCAGGACTATCCGGTCTTTACTACGCTACGGGCAAGACTCTCGCAGCGGCTTTTGTTAGGCGAGCAGTGCGAGTCAGACTTTGATCCGTTGACGGTTGGCGGAGTTTATCTTCCTGGCAAAATTCGATGGGACTTGCGGACTCCATGGGGCCTGTCGCCAGGGCCGTGGAATACGTTCCAGGGCGCGGTCTACTCTGGGATCATCAGTCTGACATCATGCAACTTCCAGCTCCGATGATGTGCTCGTTCGCGGACGGCCGCTGCACGAGATGCGGCACGCGTCGCGACCCGCCCTACCCTCGCCGCCGCTGCACGCCAGGCCTCGGAGATATGACGGCGGCGGCCCTGTCGGCCGTCGGGATCACGGAAACCAGGGCCGAGCGGCTGGCAAAGTGGGCGGGGTTGAGCGGATGCGGGTGCCCCGGTCGCCGTGAGGCCATGAACCGGCTCGGCCAGGAGTGGCTCGGCATCGGAAAGCCAGACGGGCCGGGGTTGACGCCCGTGCAGGATCAGCCAGAACCGGATAGATGAGCCCCAGACGACGCACGCCGACGCGGGTGTATATCGGCGATCGGCGGTGGTCGATCCGACGCGTGGACTACCCGCGAGATCGCGAAGGCGATTGCAACTGGGAGAAACGAACCATCCGCGTTCACAAATCCATGAGCGGACTCGCCCTTATGGACGTTTTGCTCCACGAAATACTCCACGCCAGGTTTCCAGACTTGAGCGAGGAAACGGTCGAGGAAGTGGCGAGCACGGCGGCCGCCATCCTCGATGCCCAAGGGTTCCGCCAGGCCGACGATCACGAGGACGACTGATGCCGGCAAAACGATCGCTCGTGGACGAGATCGCCGCGGCCATTCCGCGGAACCAGACGACGCTGTCATGGTGGCAAAAGCTGACGCCAGAGCAGACCGCCGAGCTGCAGCCGATCCTGGCGGCCTGGAAGGCGGGAGTGTTCGGCACCAGGCGGCGGACGGCGAGCCGGGTTATTTCGATAGCCCTGCAGTCCGTAGGCATCACGATCGGCGAGCAAGGGGTGGATAGTTGGCTAAAGCGAGCCTCATAGCCGAGGTGGCGGCAGGTGTTGCTGCGGCCAGCCAGGCCAAGGCGACGCCGTCAGCCGACGCCGAGCAAGTGACACGGAAGCAGGACGGCGACGTGCTCGAGGCACGTTCGACGAGCCGGACGATCCGCACCGTGGACGACCTGCTGCGGCATATCGAGGCTGACCTGTCGCTGTACGAAGTGGCCGCGAGCGAAGCGACCAAGTGGGAGTGTGCCACCGTGGACCGGGCCACCGGCCAGCCGACAGTCACCGAGCTGTTTCGGGTGTTCGTCCGGCTCCGCCCTCGTCCGGGCCCGACGGTCCGCGAGTGCGTCGAAGCCATGATCGAGGCCGCCGCCGGGAAAATCCGAAAGCCGATCAAGCCGCGCCCAAAGTATCCGGAACGGAATAATAGTTGGGCCGTGCTCGTGGTGGCCGATCCGCATTTCGGGAAATACGCGTGGCGGAAAACCGCGGGCGACGACTACGACCTGGAGATCGCCGGCCGGCTCGTGCGTGAGGCCTCGTCGGAGCTGATCGACGTTGCTAGGCGATACCGGCCCGGCCGAATGACGGTGGCGACGCTCGGCGACGTGTACCACTACGACACGCCCGCGGGCACGACGACCAGCGGCACGCCGCTCGAGCGGGACGGCCGGCTACCAAAGATGCTCGGCGATGGTACCGACGCCCTACTGGCGATGGTGGACGCGGCCGCGACTGTCGCCCCGGCCGACACGCTCGTGGTCGCCGGCAATCACGACGAAACCCTGACGTTCGCCTTTCAGCGCATCCTGGTAGAGCGATTCCGGAACGACCGCCGCGTGAAGGTCGAGCAGGCCTACACGCCGCGGAAGTATCTGCATCATGGTCGCAACCTCCTGGGGTTCTGCCATGGGAACCGGGCCAAAAAGAAGCTGCCGCAGCTCATGGCGATCGAGGCCCCGCGGGAGTGGGCGAAGTGCCCCTACCGTGAAATCCATACGGGCCACCTGCACCACCAGGCGGCCGAGTGGTCGCGGCCGGTCGAAACCTACGACGGGGTGCTCGTGAGAGTCGCGCCGTCGCTTGGGCCAGCCGACGACTATCACGCCGTGAATGGCTGGATTGGCGCCAGGCAGGCGATGGAGCTGTTCGTCTACGACCACAGTGGCGGCCTGGCGGCCATGCACGTCGCCGGCCCGTCGATGGAGGTGCGTTGATTCTCGACGCCGACTACCTGGCGGCCGTCGAGCGGCGGTGCCGGCAATTCCAAGGGACGTGGGACCAAGGCACCAGCGGGTCGCTGGCCGCCGACGCGTTCAGACTTTTACGAGAGAGGCAGCGTTTGATGAATACGATGGAGCAGTTGGAGCAGCAAAATGCGGCCCTGCGTGCGGCCAGGGATACGCGAGTCGCGGCCGCCGAGGCGGCCTGCTGCGAGGGGCTGCCCCTGTGCCAGACGATCGACACGCGCGGCCCGCTCGTGGACCCCGAGCAGGTAATCGCCGATGACGACGAGGCCCTCGACGGCGAGTGTGTGTCGGCGATGGACCCCGACACGATCGAGGCGGCGTGGGCGGCCGTGAAAGCCCGCCATGCGGAGCTGCACGGAGGCCTGACACAGCCCGAGCCGGTTGTGTCTGGGAGGGTGTTCGGCCTCGAGGGCCCGCGGCCAGTGCCGGCGACCGCGGCCGAGGCCCTGCTGCGGCAGGCGATCGACGTAGTGCGGGAGCGGAGCGGCACCTACGGCCCGCCGGCCGAGCATTTCAAAATCACGGTCGGCCTACTCAACGCCGCGTTCGCCGCCAAGTTCGCCCGGCGGCTCGAGGCCGGGGAGCCGCCGTTTGATGTTACCGATTGGCCGGTAGTGATGATGCTCGACAAGATCGCCCGCAGCATGGGCCCGCGTGGCACGCCCGATACGGCCATCGACTTGGCGGGCTACGCATCCACGATCCCGGCCTGCCAGGGGGCCTAATCGACCGTCGCCGCGTGGCGAAGCCGCGCGCGGGAATCGTAGTGAACACGCGTACAATGGGAGGTAGGAGCACCGAAAACGTGATTCGACGCGTTCGCCCTGACGAGGCCGCATTTCGGCATACGGCCCGCGGGCGTGAACCGTTGGCACCGCCGAGCGGCGAGCACGTTCACTACACGCCGCTGCGGCGGGCTGGGATCGGCTCCATCACGAGCCGCGACAGCAAGATCACGTTCTTTGAACTGCTGGCGTTCAAGTTGGGCTGCAACGTGGCGACCGCCAAACGGCTTTACGAGGAAGGGCTGATTCAGTAATGGCAACGACGCTCACCGTGACGGGCAATTCCCGCTGCACCTACTCGTTTTCCGACGGCCCCGCGATCGGCAGCCTGGCCGAGAGCGTGGAGATCAGAACCACTCGCAGCGTCGAGAACGGCACCGGGGCCGGCCAGGCAAATGTCGCCTGGCGAAATCGCGTGACCATCTCCGCCGGGCAGTCCTACTCGATGGACCTGCTCGACCTGGGTGCGACGGCGTTCGGGTTCGCCGGCAAGGTGGTGGTGAACACGCTCAAGGAGTTTTTCGTCGTGGTCAACACGACGACCGCCAGCCGCTACGTCCTCGTCGGTGTTATCGGGCCGAGCGACACGACCGGCTACTCCGCCCGCGTCAATCGCGGCGGCGACTACCGGGTCGCCGACTATCAAGATGGCTGGGCCGTAACGAACGGCGTCAACAACGTCCTCTACATCGCGAACCCGTCCGCCGGGAGCGTCGAAATCGACGTGCTCGTGGTCGGCGTTGGGAGCACTGCCGATACATGATGCACCAGGGCCCAGTTTTTGCGGCGTCCGGATTGCCAGGCGTGGCCGACAAGGTGCGGGCGTTCATCGCCGCGGCCAGCTCGGCGGCGTCCGGTGGTATTTCGGTCGCCGAGTTTGGCGAGCTGACGGTCGCCCTCCTGCGGGTGGCGATGGCCGCCGTGGATTCGCTGCCCGATGACGGGGCGGCAAAGAAGGCCTGGGTGCTCGAGGCCGTCGGCCTGCTGTTCGACAGCGTCGCCGACAAGTGCGTGCCGATGCTCGCCTATCCCGTCTGGCTCGTCGTGCGGCCGGCGGTGCGTTCGCTCGTGCTGATGGCTGCGGCCGGGGCGATCGAGGCCATGCTGCCGCTCGTGAGGAAGGCCGCCTAATGTTCTCTGCTGTGCTGATTGCCGCCGCCGCGTTGATTGTCGCCGGACCTTACTTGCGGGAGCGGGTGACGGCCTTCACTGCCGGGGCGGAGCTACCCAAGCTCGACGCCCGGCACCTGGCCGCCGGCTGCCTGCTGGTGGCCGGCATAGTCTCGTGGGCCAGCTCGTCAGCCAGGCCGGACGCTCCGACGCCAGCCCCGCCGGCTCCGGACGCGAAGCTCGTCCTGCGTGGCAAGTTCGTCGGTCCGGACGCCAGCCTGGACGCCACGATCACGGCCGCGCTCATGCAGGAGATCGCGGCGGAACTGGAATACGATGCCGGCCAGCCCGATCCGCTCTTAAAAACCGGGCAGGCGATGGACCAGTTGCGGCAGCGGGCCCGCCTGCTGATGTGCCGAGGCGTCAGTCTCGGCGACAAGCATCCGCGGGCCCGCGACGCGATCAAGGACTATCTGGACCAGGCGGCCGGCGTCGCCGGCGGGCCCTTGTCGCCGGCCCAGCGTGCCGCGTGGATCGCCGCCTATCGCGAGGTTGGGAGGGCGGCTGAAGATGCGAGCCGGTGACACCTTCGCCAATCGTCATGCGGCCCGCCTGCTGGTTGCGGCCCTGCTGCTAGGGGTGGCGGCCACGATCGCCGTGCACTCGTGGCAACGGCCTCGCCAGGCGGAGAACTTTGGCTACGTTCCGGACCCGGCCGGGGCCCGCGAGTTCCTCGGCCAGCTCGCCGAGCCCTACTTCGCCCAAGCCGGCGCCGAGTGCATGGCACAGGCGAAGGGCGTGGATACGTTCCTCTATCGTTCCATGTATCGGGCTCACCAGGCCAGGTACGGCAAGCCGTTCGTGGTCGGCCGGCAGTTGATCGGATCGTGCGTCGCCTGGGGCGCCATGCACGCGGTATTTTGCCAGGAAAGCGTATCGTGGGCTCTCGGCGAAACGGCCGAGCCGCCGATGCTGCCGAGCACGGAAGCGATCTACGGCGGGGCCCGGTGCCAGGCGATGAATCGCAGCTTCGCCGGATGGTCGGACGGGGCCACGGGGTTCGGTGCGGCCAAGTGGCTGCGGAATTGGGGCGTCATTTATCGGCACCCGTTCGCGGACCTGGGCGTAGACCTGACGACCTACAACGCGGAAACGGAAAAGGCTTGGGGTGCCTACGGTGCCGGCGGCGAGAAGCAACGGCCGCAGTTCGAGGCGATCGCGAAGCGGGCTCCATGCAAGCACGTCGTAGCCGTCCGCACCTGGGACGAGCTGGCCGCGGCCCTCGAGGCCGGGTTTCCTGTGACGCTCGCCAGCTCGCAGGGCTTTTCGTCCAGGCTCGGGCCGTCGGGCATCATGGAGGCCTCTGGCGTTTGGTATCACCAGATGATGGCCCTTGCGATTCGCTACAAGGCGAACGGATCGCCGGACGACTGCGTTTTAATTTTGAATAGCTGGGGCCCGGCTTGGTGTGGGCCCTACGAAAACCGCTGGCCGGACGATATGCCTCCCGGCTCGTTCTGGGCGCGCCGGCGGGTGGTTGAGGGGATGCTTGGCGACGCGTGGGCGATCGGCTCCGTCGAAACCGGATTCAAGTGGCGCGACCTGCATAACGGTAACTGGATGCAACCGGCGCCGCCGGAAATCCGGCCGCCAGCGCCCGATACGCTTTTCGACGTTCCGGCCGTTCCGGCCTCGCTCCATCTGTCGCTGTGAGGGTATTTCGATGACGTTGGATCGCCGCATCCTGTTCGCCCTGGTGGCTGGCGTGGCCGTGGGCTACTTCCTGTTCGCCGGCGGTTCGGCACCGAGCCCCTGGCAGCCGGCTCCCGATCGGCCTGTGTTGCGGTGGATCGCTCGAGCGGCCAAGTCATTCCTGTGGATCGCCCTGGTGGCCGAGCCGCCGCACGATCCCGTCGAGCATGGCCGGCACCTGGTTCACTCCAAGCCGGTCGGCGACGACGGCTTTCCCCTGGTCGATCACGGGCAAGGGTGGTGATATGCGTTGGCTCGAGTGGCTGATCTCGGTGCTCGTCTGGTTGTCGGCCGATCCGGTCGAGTTCGACCGCCAGGCCCCGCGTGCGGCGGCGGCGGTGGCGGCCGCACGCGCGAGCATGACGGCCGACGATCCGGCTCCGCCGGCGCCGAGGCCCGAGTGCGTCTGCGGCAAGACGTGCGTGAATGGCTACTGGAAGCCGGACGGCAAAATCCTGCAGAAGTGCGAGTGCACCTGCGACCGCTGCAAGTCGCGGCCGGCCGCCCCCTGCCCTGACGGCAAGTGCCCGCCTAGGTGAATGATGGCGGCCGACGCCCTCGAGCAGCTCACCGAGCATATCCGCCAGGCCTGCGTGAGCAGGGCGTCGCTATGCGGGGCGGCGAGATTCGACGAGCTGGTGCGGCTTGTGGTCCGCCATTGGCCGCATCGGCACCTCGAGGCGATTGAGCGGGCCGGCGGGCAGAATCACGCCGCGGTCGATCATGCCGTCGCGCTCGTGCGGGCCCAGGTTCGCGAGCAGTGGGAGGCCCGCCACGGCATCGGCCCATTGTGGCCGATGATCTATCGGGGCACGGCGGATGCCGTTTGTGCTGTGTGCCTCGACCTATGGTTTCGCGAGCCGACTATGAGGCTCGTCCTACGCGGGCTGTCTACCAGGCTGGCGGCGCGGCGGGACTAGCCTTCTCGCTCACGTCCAGCCAATAGCAAAGCTGCCGAATGTCTGCAGCGTTTATCCATGCCCACTGCTTTGTTGTGGAAAAGCCGACGATGTAACCAGCACAGTAAAAAATGATTTGCGCCTGCATTTTGTCCGTCTTTCTACCTGACAACATTCATCGCCGCATCGGCCACGTCGATCGCCGCCCGGCCGAGCCGGCGGAGGCGGCCTGTTGGCGG